ATTTATGATTGTTTCCTGCTGGCGCTCAATCTGTTTTCGCAGATCCGCTTTTGTTTCTTTTTTCATCTTTCATCCTTGTATATATTGAGACACTTTTTTTATCGATACAAAAGTTACACATCCACCTGTAACCTTTGTTTCTTTTCAACGACTGACCTTCACTTCTCAACTGCTGACACCCCATGCAAAACTTCATTTTTGACTATCCTTCCATCTGGATAAAACAATGTCCCGCCTACTCGTGATGGGGTATCCAATATCCATAAACACCCGGGACGAGTAGCTAACTTCTCAAGGCTATAGCCTTTATAGTTCCTAAGAATCCTAATCACTTCACGCTTAACTTTCTTTGTCATGACCCACCCCCTGTGTTAATAATAACTTAACGTAATTATAAAGTCAAACGATCTTGTGTGCGATTTGTTGCTTCCTGTGACCGCCAAATTTCAACTTTAATTTGCGCCGCAGTTAATTGCCACTTTAACTGCTCCTCTATTTCAATAGCTTCTTTAAGGGCAGTAAGCAAGTCAATGTATTCAGAATGAGCATAGGCATCTTTTTCTTTTCCCGCCATCGTCTTTTCTGAGCTGTCACTCATCAATAAACTTTTCTTTGACCTCAAAAAATTTTCAACGTAAACACGTTCTGCTTTTGCCTTAGCAAATTTAGATGCATTTTGAATAATAAAATTTACCGCTTTTGTTGGGTCAATTATTTCGTTCATAGCCATCCCCACGTTGCTCCAGACTTGATGCTATACAAAGTAGGTTTAGGTATTTTTGTTTCAATATGCAAATTCGAAACCGTTTCTCCATTAACCAATCTGCGCTTTAACGACGCTATATATTCAGTTGAATATTTGTTTGATCCACACTTTTCTCCTCGTGGAGTGTTTTGCATACGAATTTGATCGGACATATTTCCCTTTCTACTATCAATTCGTAAATTTGATACATCATTATTCAACTTGTTTCCATCGTAATGACAAACATCAAAACCTGTTGGGTCACCAATAAATGCCATTGCAACCAATCTATGTACAAGATATTCTTTTCGAATTGAATTTCTGCACAAGCTAACTTTTGCATATCCGTTTTTTAAAATAGCCCATTTCAATACTTTTCCTGTTACTGCGCCGCAGTTGGGCGCAATTCTGCTGACATTGCCTTTTGTATCAATAAGATATTCGTTCCAATTTGGAATCGGAACAGCCTCATTAGGGTCTATCTTTATCTCGCTCATCACGGAACTCCTTTTCTCTAATCATTGATGCGGCAAGCTCATGCGCAAGATGCGGTATGGTGTTCAGGGAATAATCCCCATTCATCAATAATCCTTGCATCGCAAGCCCGGCGTATAAATCCTGTAAATCATCGTTATTCATTGTTTTCCTTTAACCATAAAGCCATCAACAGGGCATCAGCCCTACCGTGATCTTTCTGGCGTTTGAGTGATGCTTCTGACCAGTACTTCCTAGCCAGATCCAAGCTAGCCTCTTTAGGCAAGCCAACAAGCCCGTGATGCGCTTTCCAGCGCTGAGGTGTGACCAACATAAATGGATAGCGTGTTAGCTCCGCCGTGGCCTCAATAGCGCCTGCAGCACGCATAAACTTCCCTGAGCTAGCGATCCCTTGGTTTGGCATCGTATGAACACTTTCAACCACAATATGAGCCGTATCGAATGTCGATACACAATCCTTGATGATTCGGTAAAGCTCACGAGCTGAGATGCGACCATCAATTGATGGGATATCACCACAGCCAACAAATTCATTGTTGTGGTCAATCGCACCCCAAGCACCAGATACAGCACCCGGGTCTAACCCAATCCAGATCATTTCTTAAGCCTATTGCGGATCGCCTCAGCAACAGCAGGTAGTTCCATGCCATCTGCAATCTTGGCGCACTCCTCTCGCTCGATTGCGATAGCGGTCTTGGTTGTGTCCACCGCAACTTGCATAATCTGCGCCTTGGCTATTGCTAATTGATCATCGAATTCCTTCTGGGTATACATCGTCATTCCGCCACGGGCTAAAAACGACTTTTGAAAATCACTCATTTGTGCCACGCCAATCTCCTTGTTCACCACGATTTTTCAAATTCCACTGCCTAACTACATCTCTTTGTAACGTACTGTCTGGCCTCTTACCCATCCACCTAGCCAGAAATAATTTTGCCGCCTTCTCATCCTTAATGCGCCAGCGAATAACGTGACGCACTAAACATTGATGTTTATGTTCCTGCTCTGTCATAAAGCACGCCTCAAGCTTTGTGCTGCCTGAAATAATCCAACTCTCTGGTGGAAGTCATTGAAGTCGCAATTTACTTCTGGTGCAATCCAATACTTATACCCTTGCGCCACACGCTCACCCGTGCCTGATTCGTCATTATCTGCAACGATAAACGGATTGTTGTACTTCTTTGCCATGCGGCTCAAGTTACCTGCTGAAAAGCACACCATGACGCTCTTGCGCAGCTTCAAAGCCGACACAGCCATCATGACCGATAATCCTGTGGCGTAACCTTCACACAGAATAGGATCACCCTGACCCATCGTGAATGTCGCATCGTTGGTTTGCTGTCCCTTCAAGAACTTCTTGTCGCCATCCTCACTAATCAACTGACAGCCGACGACGTTATTGAATGCACGCATCGGCACTACCAGCGTCTTCTTGTGATCGTGATACCAAACCATGCCCGACTTAAATCCCTTGCGCTCAAGGTAGGGATGTGACGCCTGTAACGTCTGATTGATGATCCAGACCGCACGCTCTGCAGCCGCTGCACGTTCCTTATCTCTCTGGTCGTCTAAGGTCTTAGCCTTCAATACGATCTTGTGGTCGATGACGTAATCTTTTGCTGGCTTCCATACCTGCACTTCTGTTTGCGTCGCATGGTTCTGGACGAAGCCCACATCACCCATGTACTTGTACGCACCGTTCTTACTTCTTGGATGATCCTCGGTCGGGACTCGTACCCAGCGCCCCGGAATCAAATCACGCACGATCAAACCATGCGCTCTGGCAAAATCTTCAAAGTTCATGCAGCCCTCGCTTTTCTAAACGCTATCAATTGTTTTTTAATCCAATTCAATGTCTTCTGTGAAGGTGGTAATGGTTGCGGATTCATCTTCTTCGGCTCCATACCGTACTTCTTTTTAAACTGATGATAAGCCCAGCCGGGTTTGTAATTCATCAGTTGTGCATAGCCAATCAATTCGCTGTAAAACTCTCGGCGCTCATTTAACTCTTCATGAGAAGTCATGCCCAGTTCAATGAGTTCACCATTGCGCTCAAGAATCTGATTCTTGCGCACCCGGACGTGACCACAATGAGAACATACGTCCGCATTACCCCAGAAGTAGCCGCACTTCGGACACTTCGATTCTTTCTTTTCACGCTCTGTCGGCTCTGGCTTTGGCTTCTCACGACCATCATCCAATTCGCCTGCGCCTTCGCAGTACACGCTGTCCCAATCACTCTTGAATCTAAGGTAATTACCAGAAAAATCTAACCAGAGTGCAAATTCCTTATCAGGATGGCTTCTCATGACTCGACCCATCTGCTGGATATGTGAAGACAATGACTTTGAGAATGGTCTAGCCGATACGCCAATCATGACATCTGACACGTCAAAGCCCTTTGTCAGGATGTCCACGGCGATCAGGCCATGAATATCTGTATCCGGTCTAGCAAAATCCTCGAACACAGATTTCTTGTATTCGTCCGAATCCTTGTACGAGATCGGGACGAAGTTATAACCCGCCTCATTAAACTTCGATGCCAGATCAGCACCATGCGCCACCGATGCACAAAAGACAATCGTCTTTTTTGGGCCACCGAAGATCTCGTGCGTCTTCTTAACCCACTCAGTTACCACATCACCAGTAATCTTGATGCCACGCTCAGTCACTTCCCTATCCGACCATTCACCAGCGATCTTTTTGGCGCCAGTCATATCGATCTCTTTAGCCAAGAATACCCGTAGCGGAACAAGGTTCTTACTCAGCACCAATTGCTCCGTGGTGACCGTATTTACGACATGGCTATATACATTGCCTAATCCCTTCGTAAACGGCGTAGCGGTCAATCCAATGACTTTGACGTGCGGATTATTCTTGATGAACTCCTTGGTCTTCTCACGGGTCTGATGCGCCTCATCGACGATCAATAACTGCAACCCCGGGAAGTTGCCACGCTTTTCAAGCGTCTGCGCTGAACATACCTGAATGCGCTCATGCGGACGGTATCTCCAATGTCCAGCCTGCATCACGCCGTGGTCGATCCCGTACTTGTCTAGCCGATCAGATGTCTGATTACATAAGACGATCCTGTCTAGAATCATCGCTGACCGGCTTCCAAGCTGCCGAGAGTACTCCATCAGGGCAATCGCCATTTCAGTCTTGCCAGCGCCTGTAGGTGCGTACAAGAGCTGTGAGCGATGCCCTAATCTAATGCCTTCTCTTAACTTCTCTATACCCGCTTTCTGATAATCAAATAGTCGCTGTTCGATGTCGTACATTTATTTCACCTTTTTGAGTTCTCTTTCCAAATATTTAATTTGCTTCTTCAATTGTGTATTCTCATTCTGGTAGCTATCACGGTTAGATTTCAGGGCTGAGTTCTCGGCCTTCAAGGTTTTGATCTCCGCCTTCAAATCCGCAATGATTTCCGCTGTCGCTGTCTTCTCCTCTTCGCTGGCATCCATAGCCTCTACAGCCAATCGTGCCTTGAGTTCGCTGTTCTCTTCCTGTAGCGCCTCGATAGACTGCATCATCTGATCACGCTCAAACTCTTCCTTGGAGTATTCAGGCGCTTCCGGTAGTGGTTTAGCCTTCTTGACCTTGCCAGTAACTTGCTGGTGCGCCTTGTTGATGCTGATTTTGCCTTCCGATAATGCCTTCTTTACTTCTGGTGTTGCCTTCTCTTCAATCTTCTTAACCTTCGCCACCGTATCGTGTGATACGCCAGCAACCTTTGCTACTTCTTTCATCGTATCAACAGGCTTGATAGGGTTTTCAGATTTCTGAGAACCCTTTCCGTATTGCTTGCCGCTTTGCACCAAATTCTCTTTTGCTCTCGCTTTGACAATTTCTTCCAGCTCTAACGCCAGCACGGTACGGTCATAGTCCGTCAGATTGCGACGCCCTAACTGATTCCACAACATCCACTCTTTGGCTTCGTCGTGGTTTTTAAACATCATGTCTTTCGTGTCAAACCTGATGTTGTGCTTCTGGCAGATCTCGTATCTGTTATGGCCATCAATCAGTAGGCCATCCCAAACAACTAATGGATCACGGCATCCGTCCGCTATCAAATTCTCTTCAAGTTTGTCGTATTCGTCTTGGCTCAGTGGTGGTATTAACGCTTTAAGTTTTGGGTCAACTGTGATTTGCATCTAATTCTCCGTGATTGTTTATTAAACTTTGTTAATGTCCGTAAAGCTCCGTATATGTCCAGCATACTACTTATAAAGATCTGGTCGCAACGTCTTACGGCTGACTGCCCCCTTAGTTAGCTTCTCGATCATAACTGCTAAAACAGGGCTAGGAGTCGCACGTTTATTGATTATTAGGGAAAACCATGTCCTGCTGATGTTTAAGCTTCTAGCCATCGCCGCTATTGACCCGTGCGGCTTGTTTGAAAAGTATTGATGTAGTGTCATAATTATTCCTAACTGTTAATTCAAAACCTATTGTACATTTTTTATTAACGAGTGTACAATTCATTTTCCTAAACCCTACAGAGAATCAAAAATGATTGAAGAAATGAAGCTTAAAGAGAATGACTCAGCCTACGCACCCGCCTCGGCTACCAACGTCCAGCGCACATGGAAACGTGTCTGCAACTGGACGCCCCCATCTAAAGATCCCGAAACCATCAAGAAGTGGCTCTATTACCAGAGCTTGGCTTTGATGTCTGCGGAACAATTACAACTCAACAAGGAAGTGAAATGAAAACTCGTCAAGAACTTATTTTGGATTTTATGTTGGCATTAGCATCTGGATTTTATGCAGGCGGTGAAAATTCCCCTTCAGATCCAGAGCAAGTCCTTAAGCTTGCAACGATTTTAGCCGATGAATATTTGGATTATCTCTCGTGACCCGCACCGAAATGGCGGTTCTGATCATGCAGGGGATGTGCGCTGGTGACTGGCAGATGCCCATTCCTGAAGGCATGACGTGGGACGATGTAGCCATCCCCCGTGCGTTTGAGATCGTAGACAAACTTATAGCGAAAGGAGCAAACGATGAACATTAGCCCACCAGCATTCCCAACATGGATGGTTGACGAATCAATGGCTCCGGGTATGACGCTGCGTGATTACTTTGCGGCAGCAGCCATGCAAGGCTTATTGTCTACAGAATATTTCAGAGGTATGCCATATAACTTGGTGTCTGTAGATGCTTATCGTGCTGCTGACGAAATGCTTAAAGCGAGAAATCATGAATGAAGATGAATATCACCAGATGGGATTAGAGAGAATGCAAAGACTTGACGAGGCGCTAGAACGGGCGGAGGCAGGTTTTGCGACAGGGGATGATTGGGACATCATCCGTTTTGAATGTGGAGCGCCACGGCGTCCATCAATTGTTTTAATGACCATAGGAATTAAAAATGAGCATCATAGCGACCGCAAACTCAAGTAATTCATTTAAGCCAGTACCAGCAGGTTTACACCTAGCCAGATGTTATCGGATCATTGACCTTGGTAATCAAAAGACCGAATACATGGGCGCTGTAAAAATGCAACGCAAGGTCATGCTTCAATTTGAAGTGTGGTCTGAAGATGAGAACGGAGAACCGACAAAAACCGACAAAGGTGAGCCTATGTCGATCAGCAAGAACTATTCGCTGACGCTGGCGGATAAAGCTACCCTGCGCAAGGATTTACAGACTTGGCGTGGTCGTGACTTCACATCAGAAGAGCTGCGTGGATTTAACCTTAAGAACGTCTTGGGCATCTGGGCTATGTTATCCGTGACCAAATCAACAGGCCGTGATGGTAAGGAATACACCAACATCGGCGCAGTCATGCCCGTACCGCCACACGTCAAGAAAGCCGGTCTACCTGAAGCCCATAACGAGCCAAAGATGTACTCAATTGATGAGCACGATGAAGACTTGTTCCAATCGTTCTCGGATAACTTGCGTGCAAAGATCATGGCCAGCCCAGAGTTTCAGCGCAAAGGTATCTCAGCTCAACCAGCGCAATCATCTCCTGTAGATGATGATTCTGATATTCCCTTTTGATGCGCTGCAACATAGGATAAATAATGATAGCAAAAGAAACCCGAGCAAGCGAATCAAACCATTGGTACGACTTTGATGGCCAGCCCAAGTACACGGTGCCTTCCAAGAAGAATGGATCGCCCCGTGCTACT